GTAAAATTGATAGCACTAAGGACAAAATCTCCGGTAAAGCAAAAGAAGTTGAAGGTAAAGTTACTGGTGATAAGGCCCGTGAAGCACAAGGCAAGGCTGAAGGCGTACTTGGCAAAGTAAAAGAAAAATTAGACGATGCCAAAGATGCCGTTAAAGATACCGTTGATGATGTAAAAGAAAAGTTCAATAAAGATTAATATCTTGGCCGGCATTTGCCGGCTATTTGTTTGCACAAAAATAGCACCTCACCTTAATGAAGTGCCATAGTACGGTACCTACTCCTAGGGTTTACCATACTTGGTCCCTATGCATCCGGCGGGATTCGAACCCGCATCGTGTTCACGTCGCGCTAACGTGCCGCTTTAACTTAAGCTACGATTGCACCGTTACGGTAAACTGGTTTCCGGGAACCCGCAACAAAATTTCTGCCTTTAAGTCGGGACCGCGTACGGTTGCCTGACACCGATTTGTTTCTTTCGAACTATTTGATACTACCATTTTCTTTGAATTATCCTGAAACATCAACCGTTTCTAGTCCCAAAATAACTGATTATGGTAACCAGCCCATTTCTTTTGCGAGCAGTTCTAAGATGCGATATCGATATCGATACACAGCACTGCGGCTGTACGGGACGCGGTCAACAATTTCGTTCCAATTCGGTCGGCTGGGAGACTAATAACGTGCTCTGTAAAGCTCCCACAGTGTGTCATCGAAATGGCTCATAGCGGCCTCACAGGTGGCTTTTAATCGTCTAAGATAGATAATGCGCTTATCTGCCTCCACAGCTTCTAGTGTGCGTTCTGCGGCGTCTGCGGTCGTTGCAGAGCGACCGCCACCTATATTTTGATCAGACTCGCGCCAAGGTAACCGGATTTCAGCTTCACGCAAGTAAAGATCATGATCAACTGTTTGATATTCACAAAACAAGGTGTCTAGTGCGTCTAACCGACGTGTGCTTAAGGTTTCGATTTAGGATCACCACTTTCTTAAATGCGCTCCATGCGACTAGGCAAATGGCTGCGGGTAACTCAATAATCAATCCGCTAAGCATCGGCGTCACCCTTATCTGGGCGCAGATCATCAAGGCTAACATTGAGGGCATCAGCAATGCGCATCATCATTTCGAACGATGGACGCTTAATTCCACCATTTTTCAATCGATAGATTGCCCCCGTTTTTTCATATCCCGTTAATTTTGAAAGCTCAAATACCGACATTTTGTGCTCGTTTAAAATGCTAGATATTGTATTCCACACATGTATATCCCCCTTTATATTGTGCTTATATTCCAATTGGAATATAATACAGGTGTTAGGTTTCGTGCCGTAACGGCTTGGGAGAAGCCTAAACATTCACTTTAGGAGCGTGAGTTCATGGCTTACGAAATTGTTGCGGTTAGGATTAATGGATATTTTGCAGATAGCACTGACAAGATTACTCATGTCAAGCTGTCGGACGGAACCGTTGAGTCCGTGTCTCAGGTAGTTAGTTACATTGATTCTGGTATGGATTATTTCTACACCGAGAGCTATTACAGCAGAGCACAAGTTGAATCTGTGCATCCGACATACGGCTCTGCTTACATCCGAACAAAGCGTAATAGCACCGGAGCAGACAACCTGCTGAACCTGCCGAAATTTTAATCCTCAGCTCCTGCCGAATTTTCGACGGGAGTTTTTAATTTTACGCTGAATCCGTAATCTTGGATTGCCTCACCGACTGCATCGTGGCGATTCGATCTTGTGGTTTCGATAATTTCAAATCGGCCAGACTTCAAACCCTCAAGTAAATCTTTCAGTTGTTTATTCATTCGACTTCCTCTTTCCTCAATCTCTTATCTCTGTGCATCCATATAACCGCCTCAGCGGGTTCAAACTCGACTGCGCCTATTCGTGTTGGTAGCTCAACAAAACCCGCTAGACGCTCTCCTGTTGACGCTACGACGTTGTGCAGATACTCACGGCCACCGGGCGCACGACTTTCTGGGCGGTATAGGCGGTAACGGGTCAAACGATTAGCCCCCGCTGTAATGCCATCATTTTTAAGTTGTGCAGTTTTTGCTCAGATTTCATTTCAGCCACGATAAGGTCGCGGTCGGCGGGAGTGATACTAATTACGTCACCGCAACGCATCACAAGATATTGATCGTCCCCACCTTTAATTGAGTCCACTGCTTCCGTGTTGATGTAGTCCCCGCTGTCTAGCTTTACTAATGTCATTTCGACGCCCCCAGCAACTCCGGATTTTCAAAGATGTTACCGATGACCTCGCCATCTACATCTAATCGTTGCCAAATGCCGTGGCCCTCATTGTCGAGTGCGTATCCAGCGAGATATGCTTCGTAGCTTACCGGGGCCACTACCGGCTTGCCGTCCTGATCTCGGAGTCCAATATCTAAAATATCGCCCTCGTAGATTTCCCGGCCGTTCTTGTCGTGTAGGCCGGTGTATTGCATTAACGTCATCAGGTCTCTTTGGAAAATGTCTATTGCATCGTATTGTTCTAGCAACTCTTCCCATGACACCATGCATGGATTCTCATAATATTTAGAATTTAGAAACGCTCTGAACTTAATCTCTCGTCTCATTTCTCCGCCTTTCTACCTGTTTACCCAATAAAGGAATGCAAACAGAATAGCCGCAAGGACAATACAGATGATGAGCAAACTTAAATATATATCCAATGGAGACGCATTCCATATTCCGCTTATTATCTGTTTCATTTCTCCGCCTCCAATTTCACGATTTCGCCGGTTTCCGCTACTTTCCAGACGCCTAGCACCCACGCACGGGCAAATGTGTTCTGATTGTTAGCGATCCAGTGATACTTCGTCTGGTTTAGGTCATCTAGCGGCGTATCAATGCGACTGACGGCATCTCTCAGGAAGCCGAATAATGTGAACATCAGTTTGTATCTCTTTAAATACTCTCCTACCGCTTTCGGAATCACCGGCAGATCGTCTGGTAGGGCCGCGGCGTAACGCAACCGATATTCTGCTGGGTGGCTGTTGTCACCCTGACCGCCGCCAGCAATCGCGTCACCGTATGCGTCTAGCAAATCCTCGAACACGTCCCGCTTTGTCTCATTGCTCATCGGTAAATTACCCCTTTACTGGGAACTCTAATCGTCTCTTCTGGGTTAAATACACTCATCATTCCGAAGGAAATGTCTGAGATAAATTGTGCTGACAACTCATCAGGCATCTGGTCGGCTCGTTTTAGGAAATAGTCCATCAGGTCGCCGACCTTAATCAGCGCGTATGCTTGCTTCGTCTCATTGCTCATCGTCAGTCACCTCTTTGTTCACCGTACTCGCTGCGATTCGTTCAATGTCGGCTTCTGTTACACCAACGCCAAAGCATCTTAATGTTTGACAATCATCTTTCTCTTTGATCACTGGCTGCTTGAAATAGGCTAACATTTCATCACTAGAGACATACGCTAATGCCGCTGGGTTCAGCAGATACCCGCTGTCTAGCTTAATCATTGCCATCGTCAGTCACCTCACTTAGGCTGTACCGCACGCCTTCAAGTTTTATCTCTGCAGGTTTGCCCATTTGAAATAAGATGACTGCATCCTGCGGCAGTAGTGCTGAATGAAACGCGTCCACAATACGGTCACGGTCAGCTTCGGTGATGAAAACATCAGGAGTATCCAAAAAGCGCGCAAATCCAGTGTGCTCATCTACCATCCACAGTCGCTCAATGTTGTCCGTGTTTACATAGTCACCGCTGTCTAACTTAATCAGCATCTTCAGTTACCTCTTTCCGTTCGCAATCCTGCAAACCGTAATGCTCGATCTCTGCTCCGGTGAACTTGCCAAATAGCTCTTTGTTAGCTTGGCTAATTGCTTGCAAACTACCATTCCAAGATTTGCAATACCAAACATCTTTGGTATGTGGCACCTTGACGTTATACTTTTTCTCCTTTGCCACGGTGTAGCCGTTGACGTAGGCGCGCATGAGGCGGTCTTCACGCGCGATAGACTCTTTTTCCGTGAGCTGTTCTGCATGTCCAATGAAGTAGGACAACTCGCCAATGGGCATTAAGTCGCCATCTTTCAATGCTTCCAGCATCTCCGCTTCCTCCTCGCTCACCTCGACCGGTTCCAATTCCGCCAGTGGAACAGCGTGGCCGCCCGCCTCATTGGCCCATATTTGAGCATCCCTTTCACTCACCACGCAGTCTGCATTCAGTTTGCCAAACACCGGTTTGGTGCCGACTAAGCTCGTTAGATATTCACTCGCTTCGTTTTTGACTACACATAGTCTCATTATTTTTCCTCCTTTCGAAACGTGAACTGCACATCGCCCCAGTCATCACGGCGATAATCGGCGTCAACGGTGTAAATCTTTTCGTCCATTTCCATGTCGCCATAGGATCTGCGAAATGCCTCCGATGTCGATCGAAACCGATTTAACCGATGCTTGCGGATGACTACTTGACCACCATCACTGTACTCACCTAGTAAGTCAGTAAGATGCGCGTCGGATAACCGTGAGAATGTGCCAGCCATGTTGACGGCCTTTTCGTGACTGTCGAATACGCCGAGCGTGATTTCCTGGTAATCGGAATAGTCTCCGCACGTGTAAAGAAGATGATAAACGTCAGTCATGTGTGGCCTCCAAATCTGCAATACGAGCACCAAGCACACTAATGTAATCCCCCATTACGTTTGCTTGAGCAATCATCAAGCTTCGCTGCGACTCGCTTACCTTGAGACGGTCGATTGCGACTTCTAGTTTGTATGCACGACCGACCAACTTGTCCCTATCCGCTTTCAACTCAGTGATTACCGTTTCTGTGTCTTTCATTTTGTGTCCTCCTCATCCTCACAAGCGAAGGCATATTCTGGCAGTCGCACCTCATTGCCATTTTTCAGCGTGACTACATACGCGCCTTGACTACCGTGCACGACGTTCCGGGCATACTCAATTTTGACTACGTCGCGGTCACCATGAACATCGACAAGGATTGGATTCCCATCCTCCCACTGCATTCTTTTCCAGTCGCTATCGTATGGACGACCAACTTCAATCAATTTCGTGGTTTGTATAACATCGGGGCCATTATCCATATAGTCCATCAACGACAGGCTTTCTAGCCGGATAATTTTTCGTGTCATTCCGCATCCTCCTCGGCTTCAGTTCTCCATAACTTCCGCAAACAACGATGCCCCGCACAGCTCACATGCTGCACACAGGCCAAACACCAGTGCCCGGTTAAAATGCAGTGTGACGATCATCCAGACGGTTAGGACTATCATGACGATTGCCAGTGCAATGCACAGTTTAAAGCCGTAGCTACTTAGTTTGCGCATCGCGAGCCTCTTTCAATCGCTTGGCTGCCAACTCTCTTTGCTCAGGTGTTAACTGCCGCTTTTTAACGATTTGAACGTTAGCATCGGTAATTGTGCCGTTCAGTAGAACAACGTCACCTTGGTCGTTTTTCTCTGTTGATGTAGTGTCTACCAAGTTGCTCCATTTGCGAATGTGTTTTGGACAATTTGAGTAGAAATGCCATGTGTTATCCCAGTTTTGAAAACTGATTACTGTTTCCTGCGTATCGCGTGCGTATCCATTCATTCCTTTACCTCCTCAATCATTTTGTCCAGATACCAGCGAGCTTTCTTAAGGTCTTCTACTGGTGTGCCTTTGTGGGTATACCGGCACAGGTACTTAATGACTGTACCAGTTAGAAAAGCCGGCATACCCGATGTACCGTTGGCTTCAATCGCAGCCTCGATGATGTCGATAACCTCCATGCTGCCCGCCGTGTAATAGCTGGGGTGGTTAACGCCAGCTACCAACTCATCGTGTGTCATTCGTTAAAACCTGCTTTCTGTAACGCTTCAAATGGATGCTGCCGGATAGTCGGCCACGATAGCCCTGTTCGCTCCTTAATCTGCCTACTAGTGCCGACAATCGTGTGACCGTCGATTTTTACTTGGTACATCCGCTGACGGGTGCCGCGTGGGATATGACCTAATGCCTTTTCACGGCTGACAATACGACGTACCTTATCAACGCTATAATAAACTTCCGACGCAATGTCGGTAAGCGACACCATCGCCAAATACCGCTTGATGATAATTTCAATAGCGTGTGACTGCATCTCGGCAATCTTCACCCGCTGTTTACTCATCGGTTCGCGGTGATTCTTTGCACTGTACCGTTGAATAGCCCGCATTTCGGGATCACTATCTGGACACTTAGTCACGCTGCCGTAACGGTTCTCGACATCAATTACGGCTTGAATCATCTCCGTACTGCTGTGAATATCGTGCGCAGCTGTTACCTGGCGCGCAGACAGCTTATGCTGATACACACCAGTTTCGCCGGATGTCAGCGTTTCAGCATTGCCCTCAATCGTCCTCATCAGTATCTGCCTCCGTGACTGCCTGTCCCAATACCAGCCGGATAGCCGTGCCGCCGTACTGCTGGGCGACGTTATAGGCATGTTTAGCCTCGTTAAAAACCATGGCATGTGCTGGGTTACCAGCCAGTGTGTAGCTCAGCTCACCACTATATCGGCCCACCCACGACTGCTCATTAATTCGCACAACATAGGCGTCGATGGCACCTGGGACTGCGTGTAGCACTGCCGAAGCGTAGGCGCATTTTAAGTCGTCTGCGGTAATCCGTTCTTTACTCATATCTATTCCCTCTCAATCAGTTTCAAAGCATCGTCCACGCTGCGGCATACGCCGTACAGGACATTCGGTGCGCGCTTAGTAATCATCGCGGCGAATCGTTTCTGATCGTCACGCAATCGTCCACGCTCGGTTTTGCATTCAATTAGAATCATCTTCCCGTCGCTGTGACGGTAACCGGTCAGGTCAGGCCACCCATTCGGTGGGCCAGCATTAAACCGGCGACCGTCGGCTGTTTTGACTGAACCGGTGTTGGTTCTGATGATTGTGCATCCGCGAGCGGAGAGTGCTACGCGAATGTCGTTCTGTATTTTTGCTTCTGCTGTCATAAATCCTCCCGTCGGGGGTGACACTTCTGGTGACAGTACTGTCACCCTTCAATCCTTACTCTCCCAAGGGATACAGCCGAAGGGTGACAGTAGGTGACGCGTTTTCTATAAACTATTCATATAAACACATACACACACATTTTTTTCAGAGAGTTTATAGTAAAACGTTAGTTACTGTCACCCAGTCGCTCAATCCCTTGTAGCTCTAGGCGTTGAGGGGTGACACTTAAAAATCGAAACTGTCACCCTTTTTGTCATCTTTGACTGCCAATCCAATAAATCCACGGATTCCCTTTGTTCGGTACCGTTCAAACCGATTGCCTAGCTCCCGCCGCAATCCTGCAACCGACATTCCAGACTGGTTGATTTTTTCCCACGCCTGAAACACTTTGCTGATTTCAGCGTTGCTAGTACGGGCGGACAATCGTAGTTCGGTACACTCATCAAGGAACATCCCCACCGTGTCCATCTCACCGCGGTATTCGGTGTTTTGTAGGCGAACCTCTTCGGGAACATCCAGTTTGTGTGTTTGCTGGTATTCCAGTGCGCCGTCTACCGCCCAGTTCAAAATGCCGCTGGCCTCGGTAAGTAGTTTCTCTTTGAGTAGCGGGTCTTTGTGCTGCTCGTCGATGATTGCCCGAAACGGAATGAACAATAGCCGCCTCCAGATACCATCATCGGTACCGCGAATAATTGGCTTGTTGTTCGTGCTCATCCATAGTACGTGGGTGGGTTTGAAATTGAACGGCTGGGCATACAGATTCTTACCAGTCATTTCTTCGCCACCAGTCATGCGTTTAACCAACGCTTCGTCCAGTCGCTGGCCCTGCTCGGTTTCGCTGGTGATAGCCATGCGTGCACCTTTGAGACTAGCAATCTGTGCCATCGACTTACTGTCCATGCCATAGCGTTTAACCATGACGGTTTCTGGATCAATGGACGCCGCGTAGTCGCCCAAAATCGTGCGCAACGTTTCGTTAAATACCGACTTACCGTTGCTACCATTCCCGTGAGATTTCTCCCCGTGGGTGATAACCATTACGGATTGCTCGTTCGTCCCCAGCAAGGAATAACCGACTAGACGTTGCACGAATTTAATCAGCACTTCATCGCCACACATCACCGTGTTTAGGAACTCTTCCCAACGTGGCGCTTCGGCAGTAGGCGAGTATTCCGCCATCGTGGACTTAGTGAATAGGTCATCTGGTGTCGCCTCCGCAATCTCGCCGCTAGTCAGATTGACGTACCCTGATGGGGTGTTAATTACACCTAATGTGGTGTCAAAATCGTTTGGCACGGCGGGGATTAGTTTCTTGATTTCGTTTTCCGCTGCGTTCTTGCCAGCGTTTGACCGGCTACGTTTAACGAATTTAAAACGTGCTTCCTCCGCCGCCTTTTTGTCGTCTTCGCTAACACCATCGGACGCGTGAATAGGTTCAGACTTCAAGTTTTCTACGATGTTGTTCAGCATTCTGGAGACCACGAAATGTTCATCGTAGTTCCACTTGATGCCGTCAAAGTACATAAACTTGCGGTTCGTGGTGTCATACTTTGCACGTTTGCCGAACTCATCCTTGAATCGTTCTGCTAATCCGGTGTCATCGTACGACCGCCAAACGATGGTCTTTGGATTCTCCGGCGTAGTTAGTCCGGGAACGTCTAGCCAGAAGTCGTTGTTTTGCTTCGGATGGTACGTTTCGGCCGTGTCAGCAATGGCCTTGTTCAGTGTTGCCACGCCGTAGCTAGTCTTACCGTGGCGCTCATCCCACTTCGGCCGCATCAATCCGGACTGCCGGAATATAGAGTCCATCTTTGTGAAATCTTTGGCCGTCCAGAACGCTAGATCGTTCGCTAGTGCAATGTCAGCTTCTGACTGACTGCCATACAGGCCGTCCCACTTACCTTGCAGTAAGCTACGAATGCGTGGCGCGCCTTTGGACTGCATCATCGCTTCCACGACTTCTTGCTCGGTGAGATCGTTAACATTAACGGTCGGTACGTTCGAGTGCTGCACTGCTGGTTTCAATGATTGTGGCTCGATGTACTTGTCGTACACCTGCTTTAGAATCTTCGGGTCGGCGTCAGCTACAACGTCAGTGTGTGTACCAAACGCATCCCCGGTCAGTGCAAAGAATCGTCCTGATTGATACATCTCAACATTGCCGTGGCGGCGCTTATCGCCTGGGATAGTCCCCCTTGTAATAATGTGGACGCCTTCGCCCGAGATTGACGTTTCGGCATACGACTGAACCTGCATGAAATCTGCCACGATATTGCTATTGTCGCCGTGAACATAGTCGTCGATTTCGCCCTTTACGTGGTCAATGTCGATGCCTACGTATGGCGGTTTGAAATAGAACGCTAACCCGTGCACATCTACCGTGTGACCGTCAACCGATTTCTCGGTCGTGAGCACCGCTAAGGCGGTGTCAAAATCCGCCCAAGTGGATTCATCATTGCTTTTACCTCCTTCACCCGTGAAAGGGTCAACTGGAATCTTCGTGTATTTATGCCGAGCCTCCACCCACTCTTTGTGGAATAATCCCCACCGTTTGAGTTTGCGGAGTTCAGCGGGTATCTGCTCGTATGTCATTGGCTAGAATGGCAGGTCGTTGTCTGCAACCGTTGGTGTTGGCTGGTTTGGGGTCATGCCTTTAGCCCACTTGTGCTGAACGTCGGGGAACTCTGAAACTTCATAACGCCGAATTTCGGTATCGTCGTACGTCTTGCCTTGGTATTCACGTGTTGAGTTGCGCACGGTAATCTTGACAGGCTGGCCGGTAAAGTCATTGCAGAAGTCGTCAAAGTTACTGTACTTCTTACCATCTTGCATACCTGCTGCCTTCGCAATTGCCATTAAGCGGCCTTGGTTATACTTGCCAGTTTCCTTGCTCCGCCATACTTTCTGGAACACGTGCGCGTTCTTGTACTTCTGATCAATGTCGTTGCGGACTACCACGTCAAAATTCAAGAATTCCGTGCCAGTCTTGGCCGCGTCTTCCTTAACTGATGAGATGACAGCTTCATATGTGCCATCCTTGATGTTGCCGTCGTCTGCCTTGCTAAAATCGAGTGTAAATTCTGCCATTATTAAATTCCTCCGTTAAAAGTTAAATGTCATTTTTGTCGGTCTGTATTTCTTTCGTGCCCAATCAACAGCCACAGTAATAGCGTGGAAGGATATGTCTAATTCATTTGCAGCCTGTTCAAGCTCGCCAGTATTTAGCCACTTACCCTGCCGCACCATCATCATTGCGGTGCTGTATAGTGGGTTCTTTGCCTTACGTTTGCCAGTGTCAATTTGCGCCTGCACTATTTCGTAGGTTGTCTTCCAACCTTTGCCGTACGGATTCAGATTGGCTTTGGCAAGTTGTCGCCCTTCTTGCGTAGATAAATCAACCAAGTCCGCCTGAACAGTCTCTTTGTCAGTTGGAACAACAGACGGTTTTGGCGCGCCACATACGGGACACGTATCATCTGCCGTCCATTCTCGAAATGAAGCTAGACAACGTTCGCACGTATATAGTGGCTTGTCATCGCCAGCTTCCTTCTTCTTTTTCGGCCGTCCATAGAGACTCCATTCGTGTTCATCATCCGGCAAACCGTGTTCCTTGAAATTGCCCACTTGATCAATGATTACGGATGTTTTGCCGGGTCGATAACGCATCCCGCGCATCCCCTGCTGTAAGTCCATAACCAGCGACTTTGTGGGCCGCAGCATAATGACTACGCCACAATCCGGTACATCAAAGCCTTCCGAGATTAAGTCCACGTTGGTTAGCGCTTGAATCTTGCCCGATTTGAAATCAGCCATAATCCGTTCACGCTCTGCTTTTGGCGTTTTACTGTCGGCATGAACCGCAGTAATTCCGGCATTGTTGAACGCCTCTGCAATTCGTTTGCTGAACTCTACGCTGTACGCATAAACAATTGCTTGTTTGCCGTCTGCGTGCTTACGGTACAACTCAATCGTGCTGCCAAAGATGAACTTACCGAACGCATCATCCATTGACTTGCCGGTGTATTGTCCTCGACTAACTCGCAGCTTGCTAGTGTCAATATTTACCGCCCCGTAGTAGTGGAACGGTGCTAGGTAATGATTAGCGATTAGCCATTTAACCGTGGGGCCTTCGACCATCGCACTGTACACATCGCCTAGACCGTCACCGTTTAATCGCCACGGGGTAGCAGTAAAGCCCAGCCGTGGAACACCGGTGTAGTAGTCATAAATTTTGCGGTACGTCTTTGCCAAAGCGTGGTGAGATTCATCTGTAATAATTAGTGTTGGTTTGGGCAGCTTGTCCAAACGGTTGGCAACCTTACCCATCGTCATCGCTGTAAAACTAGTATCGTCAATTCCTGCTCTGTGGAAGGTATTGGTAATTTGTTCGACCAATTCTTTGCGGTGCACGATGAACAGTATGTGTCCGCCCTTGTCCGCCGCCGACTTTGCAATCGCGGCAATTACAACCGACTTGCCACTGCCCGGGGGCGACACAATTAGAACCGACTTATTCCCGTTTGCCAGTTCGTGGCGTGCTTTGTCCACCAGCTCCGTTTGGTACGGATGTAGCGTGTACGGCATGTGCATCACCTCCGAACTTGAACAGGTCTTCGATTGACGTGCTAGTGCGTCCGTCCAGTCGGTTCTTGGCAAAGATTGCATCCGAGCCTTCCAGAATCACACCACGCCCGCCGGTCTTAGCATTAATCATCACGCGGCCAACCACATCCGTTAGCCCGAGTAGGCCATCGCGTACGCTGTCACGAATTGCGGGTGCATACTGACTGAATGACTGACCGGATTCGCTGGTAACTTCGCGAGTGTTTTCCCATGCAGTTACCAGAACGTTGATCGGTGCATCCATGAAGATCGTGGTCATGATGCGAGCGAAGTAGTTCGTCCAGCCCGAGTAGTCCTGCAGTTCATTGCGAATGCCGTTCTTCGAGTTTCGGCCTTGTTCGATGAACCAGTCCTTCTCGAATGCAGACACGTTGTCGATGACCAGATTGTCGTAGCCCTCTAATCGCGCCCGTAATCCTGTTAGGAAGTCCTTCCATTCGTCGCTAGGGTGCTGGCGGTCAAATGGCTGTACGTCGATATCTGGCAGTCCTGCGAGCACCTTGGAGCTATCGTCTAGGTCGAGTACCAGCGTTTTGCCTTTCAGGTTGCGAATCGCGCTTGTCTTGCCGACACCAGGCTTGCCGTAAATCAGGACGCGCCAGTTCTTGGTGCGGCTGATTGATGACGCATGTTTAATTAGTTGCATTACTCCGCCTCCGTGTTAGGGTCATCAACGAAGGTCGTGTTTTTAAGCCCGAAGTTGACCAACGCAGTTAGAAGCGGGCCAATCTTAACGTTGTTTTCTTCGGCGGTCTGCTTAAGCAGGCGGTACGTATCCAT